ATTCTGGATAATCTCGAGTTATATTCTTTTGATGTATCCAATTACTTAAATCATCTAACCAATCAAGGTTATCTAATCTTTGTAAGTCATCTTCACTATTTGATTTTAATAACAATACATATTGATATTGTCTATACCAGCCTTTATTATTTAGGTATCTTAATTTTAATTCCTCTACACCATTCCTTTGTAAAGCTAGTGTTTTTTCTTCATCTGGAAGTTCTTCTGTGTGTATCATTTCTGCTATTTCTTTTATTTTGTCATATTGTAATAGCCAATCATTTATTGTTTTATCCATTAACTAAACCTCCTTGCATATTTTGCTGTTTGATTTAATATACTTTGTCCTTTATCTGCCTTCATTCTTTCAAAAGGTTTTGCACCTCTTAAACGTCCACTATGATATTTTAAGTTTCTATTTGTAAGAATTTTTCTTTCTCCTCCTCTAGCCCAGGGGCTATGACTTCTAACTCCTATCATGACTTTTCCTCCTGCTTGAAAACGTGCATAAGGAACATTTATGATAACTTTTGTTCCTCCTTCTATACTTCTTGTTGAGGCTGATTGAACCCCTGATTTTAAAGATACATACTTTTTTAAATTATCTGCAATTGTCTTACCAAAAAACTGTTGTACCTTTCCTTTATCTTCTAGCCCTAAACTTGCATAAATTGTTTTTAAAGGAGTTGTTTTTATTACCATTGCCATTTTATACACATCCTAACTTTATATGATTTAAATCTTCTATATCTTTATCATCAAAAATGAATTTATCAATAGAAGTTATTTTATGAACATTATCTTTACCATATTTTTTATTTAATTGTGTCATTGGTGAATTTTCTTTTATTTCATCTTCAACCTCTTTATTTACAATTACATCATCTTTTAAAGCAAACCATGTTACATTATAGCCTTCTACATCAAAAATTCTAATTAGAGTATTGTCATTTGAATTTAAGCCATTCTTATTTCTATTTAATATTGATGTGTTTCTATAACTTGCGTCTTTTACATATCTATCCCATCCAGTTTCGTTTTTATGGTATATTGTTATTTTTTGTATTGGAAAATCTGACATAATACACCTCCTATAAATATCTTGTTAATTCTTCTGGTAAACAATTAATAATTTCTTTTATATTATTTATATATTCTTCTGATGATAGAGTTTTAAAGGTTTTGCTTACACCATCTATTGAATAAGAGCTTAACTTTTTATTGTCATTCTCTTTCTTTTTGGCTATTAAATCAGTTAAAGCACAAGCAGTATATTTTAGGCTTTCTTGTGCTTCTTCTGGCAAGTTGTTTATTTTTGTTTCTGTTAGTCTGGTATTAACATTTTTATCAATTTCTCTACTTGCTTTTAAAATTAGTGAATTAAAAGAGTCTTCTGGTAATGTTCCAAAATATTTTTCTTTATAATATTCGTAGTCTGCATATACCATTTTATCAACTCCTATTCCGCTTTCTTTTTGCTTTCTACCTTTTTATTAGTTTCTTGCAATTTTTTTATTTGTGCTTTTAATTGTTCGTTTTCTTTTTCTAGGCTTTTTTCTTTAAAAGAATATCCTACACCTATCTTTTTAGACATTTTTACTACCTCCTATATTTTATTAGATAAGTAAATACCAGCAACTTTATTGTTGTAGTATTCATTTAATCCATATAGTCTATATAACCATTTGTAGTTGTCTCCATCTTGATCTTGCTCAGGAGTAAATAATTTCATTTTATTGTGTTTTGTATATTGTAGTAAAGCTGGTTTATGTATTATCATGAAGTTTATATCTTTAGCTTCTGTTCCTGCTTTAAATCCACCTTTTCTTTCTCCGTCTGTATCTTTACCACTTAATAATTCTATTACAGTTTTAAATCTTGCTTGTGGTACTACTCTAATGCTTTCAAATTTGCTTAATAAGTCTTTTGATTTATAAGTGTCCATATCTCTAATCATTCCATATAATGTTGATGTAATTCTTAGATGTCTATTTTCTTCTGGTACTTCATCATTTGTCATATCATCATAAGCTTTAGCAATTGCTTTATATACTGCTTCTGCATCTTCATATGTTTCTTCTACTTTAGAAATTCCAGGGATAGATGCATAAGTTGCATATCTTACAGCGTCAACTTCTGGTATAACTTTTGTTCTTAAAAATTCTGCTGATAAGTTTCCTAAAATAACTCCTCCTGTTTCTTCGTTGTCAATTGTGTCTGTTTTTAGTTTTCTTCCTCTTTCATAGTTGAATTTTTTTGTTTCGTTTGTTAATGATACATCTCCATCAATGTATCCGCTATTTCTGTCATAGTCTCCTAATCCGTCCATGTCTAATACTGGTACTATTATTTCATTTGCATTTTTTCCTGCTTGTACTAATGCTCCGTTAATATCAAAATCACTTGTTGTTGATTCTGCTTTGTATATTTTGTCTAATAATTCTGGTGCGTTTTTCTTAAATAATTCAATTGAGTTCATTTTTCATCTTTCCTTTCTATTTTTTATTTTTCATATATTTTTTAATTTGGTTGGAAAAAAATTGTAATTATTTTTCAACCTGTATTCCCATAGCTTCTTCTAACTGCCTTAGGCTATCGGTTTCAGATGGTTTTATATGTTCACCACCTAGAATGATTTTGCTACTTTCTGCTCCATCTTCTTCATCAAATAAAAAAGAATACTTTTCTTTAACATCTTTGATTTGTTCATCAATGCCAGAAACTATGTATTCTCCTTTATCGTTTTTTTCATATTTAATTTTTTCTTTGTCTAGTTTGCTATAAACTAAGTCAAAGTCTTTTGCTCCTTTTATTGAGCTTTTTAATGCATTTGTTTTTTTAAAGTTTTCTACTTCTTTAGAACCTTCGGCAAAACCTTCCTCTTTAGCTATTCTTTTGATTTCCTCTATATCGACAGAACTTACTTCTTTTATTTTTGTGTTTAGTTCTTCGATTAATCCTTCTTTTACTTTTAAATCATTTTGAGCTGTTAGAGTTTTTGTTTTTTCTGTGTTTACATCATTTCCGTTTTCTGCCATTATGCTGTCAATGATATTCTTTTTTACACTTTCCTCCGCTTCTAAGTCTTTGAATAGTCCTTCTAAAAAACTTCTTTTCATAATATTTCTCCTCCTACGATTTTCTACGGGTTTTTCTTCCCTTGAATTTGATATATTTTGCTATTTTTAACGTCGTATGCCCAACAATTCAGTTTCTTTATTGTCTGACTGAAAAAAGACAAGAAAAAAGAAGCTCGTCGACTTAGCTTCTTGTCTATATTAAAAATTTAATGACTAATTTGATTTTTTCTACATAAACTATTGATAATTAACTTAAATTGTTTTATAATTAAGTTGATAATATTATTAATAGAGGTCAATTGAGAGCCCATTGTCTGGCTCGCAGTTGACCTTTACTTTTTCTTGTATACTTTTATTATTGCATCTTCTCTTATTAAAAAAATTTTATCTATCCATGAAAAACGATCTGATTTATAAATATTTTCTATTTGTTTTTTTGCTTCTTCATATTCTAACTCTGAATTTGTTATATCTATTATAAAATTATTAGCTTGTTTCTCTTTTTTTCTTAAATTTCCTGCTATTACATATCTCCCTCTACCTTTAATTTCTTTTAAATCAAATTTTTCTTCTTCAATCATATAATCGGGTGTTTTTATATTCAAAGGCTTGTTTACTCTAGGAATAATTTTTATTTCTTTTCCATATATTTTCCCTAAAAATTCTGCTATTTCTTTTTCTCTCTTTGTTGGCTTTAATACAACAGATTTTCCATCCACCTCATACTTGTTTCCCTCTTCATCTATATAATATTTTTGTTCTTTAACTCTATAATTGTTTTTTATTGTACTAAATTCATTAGTTATATCTTTGTAATTTAAATTTTTTTCTTTAAGTGTAATATCTTTCGCAACTTCTAACCTTGCATAATCTTTTTCCAACCCAGTTTCTTTACAGAATTTAGTATATTGTCTTTGTAACTGTGCCAACTTAGCTTCTTGCAAAACAGAATTTTGATTAGCTTTCTCTAATGTTTGCACTGTTCTTTTCTGTTTTCTTATAGCATTTTCCAATTGTCTCTGTTTTTGAGTAGCCTCATAATAAGGAACTTTCTTTCCGTTTAAAGTTACTGTCGCATTTTTAAAGTCCTTTAATTCTTTATTAGAATAAATAGGTTCTGATATACCAAGTATTATTCCAAAATATGTATGTCTACAATTATACTCACTCCATAAGCTCTCAACCTCTGACCATAAACCAACATTATATTCTTGAGCTTCTTTAGAATTTATTGCAAACTGTTTACCTTGTTCTTCTGCATGTGTAGGTCTTGCTCCAATATGAGCAGTAACTTCATAACCATTACAACCCAAATCTTCCTCTATGTCTCTATTTATATTATTTGCTGTTTCATGTATTCCACTAAGTACATTTCTTCTAACTGCCACCTCTAGTTGAACATTTCTCCCTAGTTTATCTTTCAATGTTATTCCTTTATTTGCTAATTCTTGAACTGATTGCTTTATAGCTGTATTATAATCAAATGCTCCACTTACTACTTTCATATAAGCATTATCAACGCTTTCAACATAAGCTTGTTTGCTTTGAAAAGCTATTGTATTAGTCATATTCTTTAGTAACCTATTAGTTTGCTTTAAGCCTTGATTTATTATTTTGTATTGATGTTCACTTAATCTAAAAGGCTTATTTCTATATTGATATAATTCTTTATATCCTTGTATATCTTCTTTTGCCATATCTTCAAATAGTGTTCTTAATGCCTCTTTTGTTTCTGCTGTCAACATAGATGTCTTTTCTAATGTTTCATTAAATATCTCTGTACTATTTGTTTGTTTTAATATTTCTAATTGCATTTTTGTCGTAGCGGTTATATCTTGCATTTTAGACATTCTGTCTATTATATCTGCTGTTATCTCTATATTTAATCTATTATAAATCTCTACTACTTCATTAAATTCAATTAAATTTAAATATTCAGGTGTTAACATTTTTTAACACCTCTATTCTTCTATATTTTCTATTTCTTTATCTGCAATCATTGCCTTAGCTGTTTTTTCATCTTCTCCAAAAAACTTAACTCTATATTCCCATTCTTGCCTTATACCTTGTGCTATATCTTGTCTAAATTCCTGTTTAGCTGTTTCTGTATCAACCATAAATCCATCTTTATCTGTTATTGTTACAATACAATCTTCTGTAACCGCTTCTTTAAACAATATTCTGCCAAATAATAAAATAGCTTTACATATTCCACTTACAAATTCATCTACTTTTTTACGATGTTTATTTGCATTTGCTATTAAATCTTGTCTATCTCCTACATATTGAGTAGCTGTTACAACAGTTCCTTTTCCTACGTCAAATCTATAATATTCAGTTCCCAAACCACATTTAAAACTAAACATATTTAATGCAAATTGTATTCCTTTTGTATCTTCATCAACTCTTAATTCTGGATTATATTCAGTAATAGCTGGATTGTCCTTTAAGTTTGACATTTCTTCTCCATAAGTTTTCCATTGTTGTCTTGTAATATCATCTGGATATAATTCAATTTGTTCTTCCTTTATATTTCCATTTTCATCTTTTCTTGTAACTGTTTTTGTATTTACAATTTTCTTATTATAAAAGACTTTCTTTCCTCCTAAATAGAAATCCATAACAAAATTGTTATATGTAATATCACAGGCTTTTAGTTGGTCTATTGCTGTTCCATATATGCTAAAACCTAAGCCGTTTACATTGTTATAACTTGTATCTAATGGATTTGCTATTGCTGGTTTTAATATACTAAAAGAAGGTATATCGGAGTTAGTTGTGTAACTCTCCGCTATACCTTCTTTAATAATTTTGTTTCCTTTTTCATCTATATATGTATTAGTTATTATATATACATCTTTTTTTAGCTTTTCATTGTATTCTAGTCTATGAATTTCAATATAATATTCTTTTTTACTATCAATAGTATTTTCACTAACTATTGCTATATCTATTATTTGTCCATGTTCAACTTTAAGCGGAATTATTTGATTAGCACCTACATATATAATATCTAATTTTGTTCTATTATCTGCTAACAAATTTCCTTTCTTATCTACCTTTGCATATTTTACTCTTAATATAGCTCCAGCTGTTCCCATTCCCATTGCTTTTTCTATTGCTATTGGTAAATCTTCATATATTTTTAATTGTTCTAGTTGTTTTGATAAATATTCGTTATTGGCTTTTGTTTGAGTGTCAGTATTTGCTTTTGTTTTTATTTCATCTCTTTCAGTAAATAAGATACTCGCCCAATCCTCTGAAACTCTTTTTGCCATACCTAAATTGAATAGCTTCCTTTCTTTTCCTGTTTGATCATGATATTTATGAAAGTCTACTTCATTTCTCCACCATCTCTCCCATAGTTCTATCCAATTATAATAGTCTGTTGATACTGTTTTATATCCTTGTTCTTTTAAATATTTTAAAACTACATTATTCATTTTATGCTACCTTTCCTAAACAATAAGATATTTTTTCAAACCAAAATTCAAATGAATAGTTAAAACTGTCTAAACTATCTATGTCAGAAGTTTCGCCGTCATCTATCCATCTGTCATCTTTTGCCTTGTCATCATATAAAGCAGTTTGTAAAGCTTCTATTATTGTTTTTGTTTCTCCTTCAATAAAACTTATTTTGTTTAAATTTAATAATCTATTCCATAATTCAATTCTATCTTTTATGGGGATTTTTAAACTGTCTTGTACTATTAAATTTATTTCATTTGCTTGTAATTCTCCATTTAGTGAATTATTTAATACTTGTTCTGCACTATCTGCAAAAATAAAAGATACAGTTCCATATTTGTACTGTATCTCTTTTATAAAATTTATTATCCATCTAAATACTTGTTTTGTGTTTGTTCCTGTTGCTTTCATAGTATCTGATTTTAAACATTGTATGCTTTTTAAATTTCTGCTTATTTTTGTTGCTGTAATACTATGCTTTGATTTATTTCCTCCCCAGTCTATTCCTATACTTATTATAGAATTTAGTTGTATTTCTTTTGTAATATACCTTGTATAATCATTTGCTATTTGTGTAAATATTAGCCCTTCTGCATTACACCATTGACCTAATATGTATCTATTGTAATATACTGTTCCTTGATATTCTTTGCATAATTCTTTAACATATTTTTGTGGTAAAAATGGGTTATCAAATATTGTATAATGTTGTATGTATATATCAATATTACTTTCTATAAATTTTTTTATAAAATGTGTTCTACTTTGTGGATTTCCACTAGCATCACAGCAACTATATTCAAAACTTAATCTTGATTTTAATAATTCAAATACTTCTTCATTTATATCTACAATTTCATCTATATAGAGATATTTTATTCTTGCTCCTCTATATTTTCTAACCATACCGACATTATCTGCTCCTATACAGTAAACCTTTTCGCCAAACATTGTTGAAATATTGTTACTTCCTATATCTGTTACTAAGTTACTTCCCCATATTTCTTGAAGCGGTTCTATTATATTTCTTTGTATAGTTCCTTTTGATACTCCTACAATAAAAATAAGACCAGATTTCTCTAGTCTTTCTATTATTCTGTTTGGTATTAAATATTGGGTGTCTATATAAGTTTTTCCACATTGTGTGGCTCCTATTTTTATATTCCATCTATGATTAGCTTTTCTTATATATTCTGCTTGCTTATGGCTAATTTCTATCATTGTTAGCAACCTCTTTTATTTTTACAAGTATTTCTTTTGCATTGTTTAAATCTGTATTACTATGTTCTTTTGTTTCAACTAATTCTTGTATAAAACTAAATGCTTGCACACTGTTTGTTCCTCCTTTTAATGCTGTTTGGTATAATGAGACAACTAATGCCATTTGATTGTCTATTTCTTCTTTATTTATTCCTAGCTTTTGTAATTGTTGCTCTAGTTTTGTATTTTTTAATGGAAGTGATAATAGCATTTCCATTTGTTCTCTCATTGCTTTTCTTTTTCGTCTAACTTCTCCTGATTTTTTGCCTGCTTTCGACTGTTCCTCGACTGTTAGTTTGTGTGCTTTTGGTATTAGATTTTGTTTGTTTGCCATTTATTATCACCTACTCTTTTTATATCTAATATTTATTTTCTTGTATAAAAAATAGACACTTGTTAAGTGTCTATAATTATTTCTATTTTCTAAAATCTTCTACTAATTCAAAATTATCCTTTTTATATACATAGTCTTCTCCTGTTTCATCTACTAACCTTATCATATTTTGTTCTTCATCATAACCAACACAATCATATATTTTACCTTTTATAAACGCTATTGGATTTGTTTCTCCTGTAAACCTATATCTAGCTAAAACTTCCATTTCTATATATTCATCCTCTACACATTGATATACTTTTCTTTTCATTTTTTATAACCTTTCTTTTTTATTTTGAAGCATACTTTTCCTATTTTATCATTTTAATAATAATGTACTTCTTCTTTTTCCTCAAGCATATTTTCGCATTTTTCAACTTTCTGTAACTTTATTTTTCTTGTATAAAAAATACACATTTGCTATAGTGTCTATAATTATTTCTATTTTCTAAAATCTTCAACTAATTTAAAGTTATCTGCACTATATAAATATGGTTCTTTTTCTTCATCCACTATTTTTAAACTTCCATCTTCTTCATATCCTACACAATTATAAATTTTTCCATTTATACAACCTAGCTTGTCTGTTTTTCCTATATATTTATACCTTGCTAAAATCTCATATTCAATTTCAATATAATCATCTTTTTCTATTGAATATTCTTCTACTTTAATTTTCATTTAATCACCTATTTAAATTTAAATTTTACCTTCTACTTCCCATATATTATACCTCATATTTTTGCATTTTTCAACTTTTCTGTAAATATCTTCATTGCCATAGGCATATCCATATATAAACTAAAATCAGGACTAAATATACAATCATATTGTTTTAATATATCTATATAATCTTCTGGTATAATATCTAAATTATAAGTATCATTTGTTCTATGTCTTTCATTTTCTTTAAATAAACTATCTGTAGAAAAATCTATATTAAAACCAAATTCTTTAATTGAATTACTAACATATATTACTGCATCTTTATTTTTCCTCGGATTATTCTCATAAGGTATTATTTCCTCTATTCTTTTATTAATTATATTCATTTTCCGCTTCTTTACATAATTTGTTTTTAGATGTTATTTCTTTCCCTTCTTCCACAAATCCTTTTTCCTTTAATTCATTATATCTTTTAGCTTCTGCTTTGAATTTTGTTTTACCATTTGCCTTATAATATTTAAAATTATTTTGTTTATCATTAAAATCTTTTAATACTTTCCCCTCTAGCATATTTCTCTCCTTTTTTTATTTTTCTTACTTTTTTCGACAAATAAATAAATTTTTATGTGTTATATTGTTATTTGTTGTAGCTTTTTACAATCTACCAAAGAAAAGAGGTGTTTATTTTGCAGAATAATGAAATTGTTGGAAAGGAAGTTGGCGTCGTTTCTGTTCATATGTACAGAGATGTTGAATCTGGTTCTCCTTTCTTTTATGTTAATGCTGAGAATAAAGAAGTTCTACAGTTATCACATATTATCGAAAAAACTCTTGTTAATTATTAGGCTAACTTTTGTTAGTCTTTTTTCTTTCATAAGAACATAAGAAAAATCTTCAATTTTCCTATACAATAAAAAAGCTTTTGTTTAAAAAGCTTTTTAAATATTTCTATATTCTTTGATTTTTCTATAGGCATAAATTGCAGATATTCCAAATAC